CCAAAAGAAAAACAAGTGTGTGAAACGTGTAAACATTGGTATAAATATCGCGGAAATTGTGCAAGCGGCGGCGGGCGTTGCGCTTGCGGTATGTATTTCCCAATATACAAAAAATAACGGAGGATATAAACATGAAAAACTATAAAAGCGACGAAATGAAAAAAGCGGAAGCGGCGGCAGGCTTCCGCGAACGTTACGCAATGGAAAACGGAAATAAACAAATAATTTTTATCAATGGCGAAAAATGCTATAAATTTACATATAGCACAAACGCAGAATATCAAGACGCGAACGGCGCTATTTATAACACGGCGCGCGGCGTTTGGATCGCATAAGGAGGCGCAAAAATGAGCTTGAAACGGTTTAACGGTTTTTATATAGTGAAAAAAGCAAATAAAGAATATTATTTTTTGACGCTTGGAAATGCCTTTCAATTTATAGCAAAAAAACGGGGGAAAATACAATGACACTAAAAGAAAAATATAAAAACGCCGCGCCCGTGGGCGTGTATACTATGAACAATTTCGGCGGGCTTGTGATCTTAGATATAGACGGAGAGACGGCAACGGCCGCTTATCATTTCGGCGAAAAGTACGAAAGCGTCCGACGGCATAAAATAAATTATACATACACCGGGCGCGCATACATACGCAAGAGCGGCCGCCGGTATTATTTCGATCAAATAATGCGAACGGAGGCGCGCGCGTGATTATAATTTACGTACTATTTTTTATTGTATATTTCCCGCTCGCGGTGATCATTGAACTATCGAAAAAATACAAATAAGCACGACGAAACAAGCCCGGCGCCGTGCCGGGCTTAATTTTATTTATGGAGGATTAAACAATATGAAAATAACCATAAAATGCAACGGACAAATAAACAGCACGACAATAAAAGAAATTGAACGCAACGGTAAAAACGCCGGGGTAAAAATACACGAGATAAACGGCGAAATATACGCAATAGAATTTGACTTTGTACCGCCGGACTTGTGGAGTGATCTTGAAATTTGGCTAACCGACAGCGAAACAGACAAATTTTTAGACTATGCAAAAATGAATTTATCAAAAAGAAATAAAATGCAGTTTACGAAAGGATAATAAAAAATGATTATATCATCATATTACAACGGGGAAACAGGGAAAACGGTGACGCTCGAAGCGTGTTTGAATGATAATTATTTCCCCGAAAAATACACCGTAACAGACGAAAAACACAAAAAAACACAATTCCCCGGAACCAAAAAAGGTGCAGCAGACGCACGGCGATATTATGAAAATATAATCAGCATATACAAATATGAATGAACAAAGCCCCGGCGAGATCTCGCCGGGGTTATTCTTTGCCCATTATATATATAATTATATACAGCCGTTAGGGGCTTGTTTTTTGCCCTTCTGCGATGCCGTGACTTTTTACCTATATTTTTACCATTTTTTGGTATTATATCAGAATAATGAGCGATTTTTAATGCAAAAATGAGCCTTTTTTTCTCGCGTCCCTTGTTGCGAACACGGGCTTTGCCCCTGAAAGTCGTAAAAGTCGTGAAAGTCCTGAAAGTCGCAAGCCTAAAAGTTGTCAACTTCATCATTTACGATTTCAATTTGCTCATGTTCTCAGAAGCAACACCGCAACACCGATCCACAGGAGAGGGATAATCGTACTCACTCGCTCTCACCGTCCACATCGGGAAGTTCCGCATACTTCTGCTCGATAGTCGCGGCATCTGCCCCTGAAAGTTGCTGATTCGGTGTAAGCACATACTCCTGTTTATCCTGATAGCCAAAGTTGTTTTTGCCGAGGAAGATTGCCGTAACGGGATTGATTTTGCCCCCCGTTGCATAGCTCTCCCACAGGAGTTCAAGAGAGTTGTAAGCCATTTTAATAATCTGCCTGCTCTCCTCTGGGATAGAAAGATTCCTGCCTTGCACATCGTTGTTAATCTCCCATAGTCGTCTACGGTCAAGACCGACGGCAAGAGAGAGAGCTGCGACACCGGGTTTCATATCGTGTTCGGCGCAGAGGGTGAAATACTCTGAAAGTCGCTTTGAAAGTTGCGGAGGATCGCAAACATCAATCTTTGGTAGATTCATAATGTCGATAGCAAAGCGTGTGTATTTGGAGTTATCCCCATCTTCTCCGTCGGGGATGGTAATTTGGGTTTGCACTTTTGGTTTTCTAATCGGTAGTTCTGACATAAAAATTCCTCCTTAAAAGTTGTTGTGTCAGGTGTGCCAAGCATAAACGTTTATCCCTTATATATTTTTGATTTTTTCTTAAATATGCGGGTATTTTAGTATATTTTTTAATTATTTTATAACAACTTAAAATAGCTTGGCACACTTGGCACAGAAAGCCTCAAAGCCTTGTGCCACAAGGGTTCAAGGGTGTGACAGGTTTGCTGATTTTACTTGGCACACACTTGGTTTTACCTGTCACAGTGAGGGGTAAGTGTGCCAAGTCAGTGTGCCAAGTCAAAATCGAAAAATCTCGTAATTTTGCCGTTTTCACGGCCACGTCGTTCGTCAAGAATACGCTCTCCCATGCAATCACGGAACTTGGGCAGGAACTTCTCTCGGCTGAGTGTTTTATGCCCTGTATCATCGCACCACGTTGTATAGCGCAGATAGATGTCGTCACGGGAGATAGAGCCGTGAAAGTCGTTGTCCTCGCAGAATACCATAACAGGGTTAGATGTCTGCTCGAACTGTTGCATGAGAGTTTGTTGCTCAGGTGTATCGGTGAAGTAGCCGACGGTTTTCAGGAGTTTGTAGCCCTCATAAGCCCAGTTGAAAATGCCGGGTAATTCATCGTTGAGCTTCTTAACGATGTCGATGTCACGCTGTTTCTGCTTCGGTTTCTTGGGATCGGGAGTTTCCACGTACTGACACGGAAAGTCGATGAACTGCATACGGCGGTTAAGACCGTTGATAATTTCAGCCGTTGGCAGAGCGTTACACGCGTAAACGAGCTTACAGCGAGGGATGAAATCCACGTGGTTCATGCCCTTGAAACAGGCTTGGACGGAGGTGCCGTCTGCGACCTTGAGGAGCCACTCACGGATTTCGCCCTTAGAAAAGTCGCTGTTAATATCAGAGCCGATGTTAAGCAGAGAATCTTTGAGGCGAATGCGCTCGAACTCCTTAGCGAGACCTGTCGGCTCAACGTGGGTAACGTTTTTGTCTCCGAATAATTTTTGGATAATTTCGAGATACACGGATTTACCGTTACCGCCGTTACCGACGAGGATAAATACTTTTTGATGTCGGCAGTCGGAGAATAGGGTATATCCTGCGATAAACTGTAAGTTTTCTGCTCGGCGTGGTTCTTCGTCGGTGACATCCTCGATGAAGTGTTCCCACACGGGGCAGGTAGCCGACGGATCATAGTCGTAATCCATAATGATAGAGCAGTAGTCGTTCTGCGAGAAATCTCTGAATTTGCCTGTTTCGATGTCGAGAGTGCCGTTTTGAAATGTGAGAACGGAGTTGCGGTCAAACACGACATCGGTAATAGAGCGAGATTTCAGTAGATTTTTCACCGCCTTAACACGGTTTGCCGTAGAGAATCGCTTGCCGTAGGTTATATCGGCATAGTTTTCTGCCATGAGGTCGGGCATAAACTGCCACACCTTGCCGTTCCATTCATAGAAGCCCACGTTGTTGACATAGAGTAGTTGGTGCTTAGAAATGATTTCGTCGGCGATTTGGGATTCCGTTGGCGCAGAATCTGCTGATTTTTGAATGGTTTTAAGGATAGCGGCGTTGAAGCGCTCCTCTAAAACAGGCTGAAAGAGTGCCGATGCGATAGCCGTAGAATCCGTATAACGGTTGACCGACATAATAAAGTTTTTAAGTTCGGTAGCATCGGTGTGCTGTGCAGCCATATAGCGTAGTCCGTCATCGGCAGAGTCGATAAGCGCTTGGAGAGAACCGCCCTGCGTATAGTAGTCGTTCACGTCCTTGATACCACGAGGAGTGTGAGCGACAAGGAAGGGAATACGGTTTTGGAATAATTTTTTAGCGGTTCGCTCCGTGAAGCCCTCTCCCGCGTGAGATATTTCGTCGTTGTCGAAGATCACAAGAACCTTAGAGAACATACGGCAGGCAGAGATTACATCAGGCCACTGAGATTTTGAGAAGTTCCCCGTAATCGGTGAAAGCACCGCATAGTTCTCTCGCTCCCACGCCACCGCATCGAAATAGCCCTCAGAGATAATGAGAATATCCGAACGGCGGTTGAGTGTATGTAGCCCCCACGGAATGTGCTGATAGGATTCGCACTCGGTAGAGGAGGCTTTCATATATTTGTTTTCTGCGAAAGTTGAATCAGGCATAGCACGGGTGGCGTAATAGACCACAGCGCCGTTTTTGAAATAGGGTAAGAATAGCCTGCCTTTGAGGTAGCCGTCTGTCACCCTGCCTATCATAAGCCTGTCGGCATCGTCACGGGTAAGCCCCCTATCAGCGAGATAGCGGTAGTCGTCAGGCGTGAGCGCCGAGTGATAAGCCGCCGTGCGATTGCATAGATTTTGAATATCCTGCTTGTACTGCTGAGAGGGAAGGTTGTCCGTTTGAATACCGAGTTCGGCAGCGAGAGAGCGAATCGCCATACCGATGTCACCGTCATACTGTAACTGCGCCGCAAGGTCGATTACGTCACCGCTTGAAGCGGAGCCGAAGTCATACCAGAACTCGTCCTCGCAGTAGAACGAAGTAGGGTTTTTCGCGCCGGGGCGAAGCGGTGACACGCACCGCCCACCTGATTTTACGAAAATGCCGTTCCGTGAGAGATATTCGGTACACGAAAGCCGTTGTTTGATTTTTGTTATCATGGTGAAATCACATCCTTTAGTCGTGCGTGAATAACGCTTCGCTTGTTTTTATCGAGTAATTCTGCGGAAATAATAAGTTCGTTTTTAGAGCTAACCCTGTATGTAATTGCCGTAATGTATAAATATTCAATGCCGTCGTATACTACAGGAGTGCGCTTAAAAAGGGCGTTTTTGGCTTCCTCATTTGTCAATCCTCATAGTCCTCCGTTGATTTTTTAAAAACATCGTCGAGGCAATCTTCACAGTATAAATCTCCCTCGATGTCGTAGAGATAATCGTCTGTGATATGCTCACCGCAGTTACAACAACGAGGGCAACGGCTAAGGCCGTGTTCTTGCTTCGCTTGATGGGCAAAGAATAAATCTAAACTATCGGGAATGCTGCACATATTCTATTCCTCCTCGTCCTCACGTTTGATGATTTCTGTCTGCATGGCGCACCATTTTAAGAGAATTTCTTCAAGACCGGGTTCACGAAATTCAAAATACCGCGTACCTACGCTCCTAAAGTCAAAACAGCCTTCTTTCTTGTCGTACCGAAAGAAGCCGATAGACCAACAGTATGAGTGGTCGTCTGCCCACTTCACCAAATCAAAGTTGTATTTGTAGTATTCTTCGGGTCTGGTGCCTAAACAAGTGGGGCATCTAATTTCAAAATTCTTGAAAATCATCTCGATTCCTCCATTTCAATGGCATCGAGATCGCACCTGCGAATGGTATAGTTTTCTACGATTTCGCCCGAAATCATGGACGCATAAGAGGTTCGGCTGCCTCGTTTTTTGATAGCGTCGATAACTCTGTGAACCGCCAAGAGTTTTTGCTCGACTTCCTCGTAGCTTGTTTGGGAAGTGAGAGTGCCGTCGTTGAACCCGATAATACACCCACTTGTGCCTTCGAGTTGTTGGTAGACACATTCAATTCGGTTTACGTTTACAAGCAAATCGTTTCCGTCAAAGTCTTTTATTTTGATGAACATTCCATGACCTCACTTTCTTTGTATGTTATATTTGATAGTTTCGTCTTTCACACCGTCATTTTCAGAGTGCCAATGCTCTCTAAATCGTTGTGAAAATCTTACTTCTTCAATGCACGACGTTTGACAATTATCGCAAACCCAATAATTATCGTATTTGCCCTTGAAGTCATAATCCACATCATCGAGACGCATTTTTGCCCCACATTCTCTGCAAATCATGGGTTCACCTCCTGAAATCTTTTTTTAATTTCGTTTGAGAGCTTGCTCGCGCACTTTTTGCAAAGCACTATTTTCTTATGCCTATAATTCTTAACCAAAAGTGCGCTCTTTTCGGTGGCAAAACCGCAATCGTCGCAGAACATATATTCAATTTCCATCGCCCGCTTCACCTCCCGTAATGAGTTCAGAGTAGGGAAGTTCACGGATCCAATCGCAGAGAACGTGCCACTCGTCCAGCTTGTGATTTCTGCGGTCACGGTAGATGCTCACAAGCACCTCGTAGTTCAACTGAACGGTGCGTTTTTGGTTGTACGACGAGGGCAGAAGCTGTATCATCTGCCACCAGTAAACCTTATCTTTTGTTTTAAGAAATTTTTCTCTTGCTTTATTGAGCAAATCAACCGTTCTATCAAACTGGAACATACTCCCCATCAAAAGATGTTCATGGCTGAAATCGTCCATCGCAAACTCTTTCGCATGGATTTTGTGCATAGTTGAGCAAGAGTTAGCAACCGTACCCACCTTGTAGGTATCAAATTCCTTCCACCAATAGAGAGGGGCGGTAATGTCAACGGTAACGGTAATCATCCGGCGGTATTTCGCATGGGTGCTACCGCCCTTTGCAAGCCGCATCATAAGGTCGTGGTCGTTGTCACCGATTGGTGGGAGTACGATTTCCGAATTGCCTATAATGTAAATGTCAGCGTCGTCCGGGGTGTCACTCTTATCCCACGAATTAAGAGGATTCCGCATCCCCCTGATGGCTGCTTCCCAGCCGTATACATCTGTTTTTTCAAGTTTTAGCATTTAACTGTTTCTCCTTATGGTATTGGTATCTGACATTCACGAAGCCGTATGACTTCGCTTCGTGTTCTTCCGTATAGAACACATGACCGCAAACTGTGCATTTTCTCTCACGACACACCACTTCACAATCTGTCAGTGCGTCTTTGACGGTGGTTTTTTCACCACATACAGGACAAGTCATTTCGTTTCCTCACTTTCGGTTGTGACATATAAAGTTCCGTCTGCGTTCAATCGTGGTGTTATTCCACCCATACCACAATACCCTGCGGCATCTGAATAAATGACATACTGTACGCCTGTTTCTTCATCTGTCCAAATGAAAATGTCATTGTTGTTTTTTTCCGGCAAGTTGGATTCGTTTTCTTCAGATACGGTACAAGCCACCAAGCACAGAATCAAGACAAGTACCAGAAATATAGATACATTTCGTTTCATTTCGTTTCCTCACTTTCCACAAGAGGAATGAATTTGGCATAACTGCAATGTCTGTGCCATTCGTCAAGGCTCTTGACTGCACATATTGAAGATTTTAAGCCACTGTCATTGATGACTATGCCATCCTTGAATTCATAGATTTTGCCAACGGTGTATGCGCATTGTTCATCTGCTTCCACACAAACCACCTTGCCAGTGAAAAACTTGGGTTCTTCTACCAAGGGTTTTGCAAACAACCTATCAAATGCGATTTTGGCACCGATGTAGGCGTCAAAGGAATCATCGGGGGAACACTTTGCCGTGGCGGTTTTCACAACCTTGCCGCCTTCATAAAGTCTTGCCAGCGTTTCGGTGCCATCGGTGGTGATGACGATTTTGGGGAATTCTTAGGTTTTGTTGATGATTTCAAACACTGTTCTATAATCGTCATAATATATAGCAGGGCATTTGTTATCACGGTTTCCTTCGGGAAACGCATCGAGCAATCTTTTGATAACCTCGTCAACAATATCGGATGCTTTGCGGTAGCCTTCTTCGTAAAGTGTGGTGGCTTCTTTAATTCCGTATGAACAACAACAATGGTTCGTATCACTCCAATGTTCGCAAGAGAAGCATTTGTTCCTCAAACGCCTACCAATTTCGTCGTATTCGTTGCAACACTCGTTTAGCACTCTTGCGATTTCCACGATCTGCTTTTCTTTGCTCATTTCAGCCTCACTTTCTTTTTGTTTTGACATCGAGTACAGCAATGCTCTCTGCTTTTGCTTTTTTTGTGATTGCATTTCGCTTGTCTTGTTCGGTGCGGATTTCTTTGTAGTCGGGGCAATCACTGTGGCAGTTATGACCATTTGCCACGCTTCGCTCTGTGCAACCGTGGCATGGTTCTGTGTCAATGAGAAAAAGAATTTCACAATCGGGGTGCATTCGATGGAAACGATGCTTTGCGTCATACTTAGAGGCAGCCAAGATATAAGCGACACGTTCACATTCCCCCGTGTCATAGGTAATCTTGAATTTTTTAAGCATATTCTTTTAGCCTTTCTGCGAGTTGTTGTATAATCTCGCTTCCAAAATCGTTTTTGGTGTATTCGATAAATTCCTCTACCGTGTACGTTCCGTTTTCAAGGTCAATCCCGTGGTTTTTTATGAAGGAAGTTCGCCCGAACTCACAAGATCCTGTCAACTTATGGTGCCACTCATAGAAAATGCGAGCTTTGTATTTTACATTGGGCTGAAATTCTTTAAGGAACGCCTCTATTTTTTCTTCGGTGTCCATTTCTTCAAAAATCTTGTCCTGTAAAGCCTTCATAGCATCCGCAAAAGTCTCGCCATGTGCGAATTTGCCCTCTCCCTTACATATAAAGCAAGAACTCGTTGTAAGGTCTGCGTTTACGACAAAACCTTTCGCAAGATTCAAATGTACTTTTTCGATAACGGTTGGAACGTCGTCGATGAAGTAAACCTTCTGACCGTTAAAAGATATTAAGCCGTCGCCGTAGCCGTAGCCGTAGCCGGAGCCGGAGCCGTCGCCGGAGCCGGAGCCGT